AGCTGTGGGAGCCCAACACGCTCGTCCCCATCAATATCCCGGCGTTCGGGCTGGAGAATGAGGAGTGGCTGCTGGCGGAGGTGTCGTATCTGCGCAACAGCGAAGGCACCCACGCACAGCTTTCCCTGATGCCCCCGGCCGCCTTCATCGTTCAGCCCTATGCCTTCTATCAGCAACTTCTGGAGCTAACCCGATGAGTGCTTTGAATGATGTCGTCCGTAAGCTTTCAACGCGGATCGCCGGCCTGCTGGGCATTGGTCGCATTACCGGAGTTGATGACTCTGGCGTCGTACAGAAGGTGCAGTACCAGACTCCGCTGGAGGCCGCCAGCGCCACGCGCATGGCTGAATTCGGCTTTACCTCGGGCCTGCCGGTGGGCACCGACGTGATTCTGGGTTTCCTGGGCGGGGATCGGTCAAACCCCGTGGTCATTGCCTCCGGTCATCAGACGTTCCGGCTGGTCGGCCTTAATCCCGGTGAGTCCGCGATGTATAACCAGTGGGGGTTGTTTGTGCGCCTGACTGAGCAGGGGATCGAGATTGAGGCTAAAGGGCAGGACGTTACGGTCAGCAACGCCCGCAAACTGACCGCCACCGCGACGGACTCCGTACGCCTCAATACGCCAGTGTTGTATGTCACAGGCGACGTCGTTGATAACTGCGACACTAACAGCGTGTCGGTTAAGGCGCTGCGGGATAAATATAACGACCACAGTCATCAGATCAAAAACGTGCAGGGCGGCAGCAGCACGCTCAGCACGGAGAAAACGGGAGAACCGGCATCGTGAGTGATATTGCGGACACCTGGAATGTGGCAGAGATGAGGGCGGACTGGTCAGTCGCAGGCGGGATGCTGGAAACCGGTCACGGTCTGCGCACGGCGGTTATCCTCAGCCTTTTCAGCGACAGGATTGCGCGCGACGATGATGACTACGAAGGCAGCGACCGGCGCGGCTGGTGGGGCGATACCGGCAGCGCGGATCCCATGGGGTCCCGTCTGTGGTTACTCGACAGACAGGTTCTCAGCCGGGAGGTTGCCCTCAGGGCAGAAGAGTACGCGCTGGAGTCGCTGGCCTGGCTGCGTGACGACGGCATTGTCAGTGATCTGGGTGCAAGTGCTCAAATCATCTGGCCCTCACGGCTGGACCTGATACTGACCCTGCAGCAGCCGGGGGCGTCGCGTCCGGTGGCAATGAAATTTTACTGGCTCTGGGAGCAGATCCGCTATGCCGTTTAAACGTCCGACCCTGACCGAACTGCGTCAGCAGAACCGGCTTTACCTTGAAACAGAGCTTGAGGGCACCGGGACTGTCCTTAAAAACAGCAACCTTGCCGTGCTCGCCGATGCCGATGCGGGAATGGCACACCTGCATAATGCCTATCTTGATTACATCGCGCTACAGACCAATCCGTTTACCTCAACCGATGAGTATCTGGCCGGCTGGGGCGCCATGAAGAAGGTGTACCGTAAAGCGGCCAGCGCGGCCACGTCCCCGGCCTTTACCATACAGGGCTCAGTGAACACGACACTGCCCGCGGGCAGCCTGCTTAACCGCAGCGACGGCGTTCAGTACAGAACCACGACCGATATTACACCGGATGCTACCGGCAGCGGCAGTGGTCCGGTCACGGCGCTGCTGTCCGACCCCTCTGCCGATATCACCGGCGGTGGTGCGAAAGGGAATGCGGTGGCCGGTACCGTGCTCACGCTTGATGTTAATGTACCGGGGCTTCAGAGCAGCGGCACACTGACTACGGCCGCGACCGGCGGTGCGGACATCGAAGACGAAGAGGACTTTCGCCAGCGCGTGCTGCTGGCATATCAGAACCCGCCACAGGGCGGCAGTGATGCGGATTACAAATCCTGGGCGCTGGAAGTGGCCGGGATTACGCGCGCCTGGGTGAAGCGACGCATCATGGGCGCGGGTACCGTTGGGATTTACATCATGACCGATAATGCGACCGCGAGCGGGGGTTTTCCGACGGGAAGCGACGGGGTCTCTTCGCTTGAGCCGTATTATGCGGTGAAAGCCAGCGGCGATCAGGGAAGGGTGGCAGACCATATCTTTCCGCTGCAGAGCGATACGGCGGTTGTGTGGGTCTGTTCCCCGGTAAAGAAGACGGTCGATTTTGTGATAAACGGCATAAGTCAGGCCGGCAGCACCACGGTGGCCGCCATCGCGGCGGCGATCGACGGTGTATTTTTTGAAGGGGGTAACCCGGACGGGACCGGAAAAATTTACCTTTCAGATCTTAACAAGGCGATAGGCGACGTGGACGGGACTACGGGTTACGTGCTGGTGCAGCCCGCCGCCAACATTGCTCTCGCTACGGGGGAATTACCCGTCAGAGGTAAGGTGACCTACACATGAGCCAGTACAGCGCAGATGACTATGCCGGCGCACTGAGCCAGCTTCTTCCCCCCGGCAGGGCCTGGCCCCGTGATATTAACAGCGTGCATTTTAAAACGCTTCGCGCCGTGGGGCGGCGTTATGAGGTGACCGACAGCACCGGCGAGCTTTTACTTTCAGGGTCCTTCCCCCCGACCGCAACGGTCATGTTGCCGGAGTGGGAGGCATCGCTGGGTCTGCCTGACGACTGTGCAATCAGTGAGATTAACAGCATCGGCGATCGTCAGGCCGCAGTGGTCTCTAAACTGACCAGTACGGGCGGCCTGTCACCGGGGTATTTTGTGCAGATGGCTGCAAACCTTGGTTATACGGTCACCATCACGCTGTTTCGTCCGGCCCTTTGCGGGCTGTCGGTGTGCGGGGAACCACTGAACGGTGACGACTGGCCGTTCGTGTGGCGTATCAATGCCCCCCAGACCACCATCAAATATGCTCAGGCGGGCGTCAGCTACTGCGGCGACCCGCTGCGTTCATGGGGAAACAAACAGCTTGAGTGCCAGCTGAACAGGCTCGCACCCTCACACCTGATTATCCTGTTTAACTACGCCGGTTAGGCACTCTTCTTCTCATTCATTATTGCCGTAAGGTAAGGGTTATACATGCTTAAAATTGGTGATTTAACGCCGACAGCGACGGCTGACGGACACTGGACAGACGGGAACGTGGCAGGCGGTGTGGCGCCGACGCGTATGATGGCAGGCTGGTTTAACGCGGTACAGGACGAGTTTGTTAACGTTCTTACCGCAGCAGGAGTGGCGACCGATCCCAAAAACAGCGCGCAACTGCTGGCTGCGATGAATAAGCTCTACGTGGCACCTTCCCAGGTCCCGGCAACACTGAGTGGAATTGTCGGTAGCACGCGCAATCTGTCCATGAACGTCACCGCAGCATCGGCGACAGCAACTATTACCGCTGATGAGATTATCGTAGAGACAGCGCTTGGGGGAAGTCAGTACCGAATTGGCTCATTCAGTAAGACCATTAACCTGTCAACAACTGGCGCAGGCGGTATGGATACTGGCTCAGCCCCGGTTAGTGGATTCGTCGGGCTGTACGCGATATTTAACCCGGCTACCGCCACGTCGGCGTTGCTGGCAGTCAATGCGACATCTACAGTCATTCCTGAGGTTTACGGTGGCGCAAATATGCCTTCCGGGTACACTGCCTCAGCGTTAGTGTGTGTAGTGCCGACTGACTCCTCCGGGAAAATTGTACCTCTACTCCAGATGGGTCGAAAAACACTGATAGCGACGGCACAACTCAGCTCAACAGCAGTTTTTATCTCCACCCCGACGGCACTCAACATCAGTGCAGCCGTTCCGAAAAACGCAAAATCTCTGGATGGGATTCTTTACCTGGTTTCCGGGCAATCTACGCGACCTGTTATTTGTCTTCAGCCACTGGGAAGCCCATCCGTGGGCATCAAACAACTTGTTGGCGGAAACAGCTCAGGTGTGAATAACACCCAGGCCCCGTTTTCAGATCTGGCGATCTTCACACCTCAGACAATTTACTGGCAAGTGTCTGCTGGAGTTGCAGGTGATACCATCAGCGGGGCGTTTACGTATGCTACAGGCTATTCGATTTAGGGGGTTCAATGAAAGTTTACGTGCAATTTTCAGATAAAAATGAAAGTGAGATTATCGCCACTTTTGGTTCACCTCAGGACCCTAGTGTTTACCTGAATTATGGTGAAATTGATACTGATGACCCGCGATTGACTGCTTATTTAAAACGACTGAACGCTGCGACTGTTGCACCTAAATAATATTAGGCGTTTAAATATGCACTGTGAAAAACAACGGTCAATTCCATTTTTTATTCGTGCAAGTTATATGCTTTTCTGTACGGAAAATTTCGCCGCGCTAAAGTCAGGAGCTTAAAAACATCCTGAATACGTTAGAGGGTGATCCGGATATGGACTTACCCTCTAAACCTTCAGAATGAAAATTTTTAGGTTCTCAGGGAATGGCCGCCATTTCTGGCGGCTTTGACTTATGGCGCGGCAGTCCATGGGTCACCAAGCTTAACCGCCATAACGCCGTCCACCATTTTTATAGCACTGATTGAGGGATATGCCGGTGAATCCTTCATCTCTCTGAATATAGAGCGAATGGCATTAATATCAGATTCAGTTTTTATTCTGGCTATGCTGTTTACTGCCATGAAATTCCTGATTCTTTTATTGTCTCCACCGCCCCATGTAAAAAATGATACGCCAAAAGTTTCAGCATTATCTATGAACCATGCATCCTTTCTATACAGCCCACCAAAAAAGTATATTGGGGTAACTCCATCGACATAAGATGGATACAACAAATGAATGTCATTCATGATTTTGTTTGCCAGAGCGATGTCCGCCTGTTGTGACATATAGTCAGAGTAGAACATCCTGCTGACATTAGCGCTTGAGCACAGGACCAGGAGCAAACCCGCCCCCACCATTACCTTTACTTTATCAAAAGACCTCAAAACCACCAAAGCCAGCAAAGAGAAAGAGAAAGACATAGCAACAAGTACCCTGGCAGGCTGATAACCACCCAAAGCAAGGTTAAAAGAGAACGGCAAAAATAGAAGCGCTACGGCTAGTATTATACGTAATGATTTTTGCTTGAAAACTCCCGAAAACAGAATGCATGGTAAAGATAGCAATGCCAGCATGTAATAATTTAACGCATAGGGTGACTTGCCATCAAAGAACGATTTTACAGAAATATATACATCATCAAGGCATTTATATATACCCTGATTGAGCCATCTTATTTGCGAAGAGTAATAACTGTTAAATCCTGCATCACTTGATTTTGGAAATAGTTTAGATATTAATTCGTATGCAATGAACGATAAAATTATAAACAAAAGTAGAAGTGATGTTCTTTTAAGTATGTGACTGACTTCTATTCTTTCAAAAGAGATTAAGAATGAAGCAATAATCAATGCTAAAGGGATTACTACTATCGACTGATAGATCGAAAGGGATAGTACGAGAAGAAAAAATGCGCATGTATGATTGAAGGTGTGTTTCTTTAATGGCTTGCATATGAAAAAAAACGTGGCAAGGCATGAAGAAAGAATGCCTAGCGACACTGTATCAGACTGATTACTAAACTGCATCTGGTATGCAAATTGAGGCATGGCAACAAAAAATAAAGCCAGCACAACAGACTCTTTGGTTTGTAATTTCAGTGTTTTGGATGCTACCACCACAGAAAGGGACAGGAAAAATATTGACAATAAGGTTGTGAAAAATGGTGCATATGGCTCAGGCAGTATAAACTTTCTTATAAGCGCATGCCCCCACCGACCAAGCGCAACAGTTTGCTCATAGTTGTCATAGAACTCCTCATCAACAGACATAGTGAAGTGAGTTAGTTCATACCCATATACAATTACCAGGGATATCACGGCGGTGATGAACACCATTATATCATCCTGATACTTCCTGAAGCTTTCGGTCACGCCAGTTTCCTCTGTTAAGTAAAATTATTGCTGTGAATTATTTGATATCAGTAAATTATACGCGGTTTAACATACCATAACTGCACCTCATATTTAATGGCCCGACAGGAATGACCGCAGTAGTTTTTTGCTGATTTTGCACTAATCCAATCTCTCCGCACTTCACTCATTCACATGCAGTAACCTACGCATGTGATTTAAATCCTTTTCATGTCAATGACTTTACAAATCTCCCCCTCCGCGCACTTGATCAGTTTCACCGATCGATATTACTGTAATTATATGGGTCTTCCCCTGTTGTGGTGGCAGGAGCATGATATTGCAGTGTTCACTGTGCTCAGGTCGCCATGCAACATGGATGAAAAATCTCT